GCAAATTGTTCAGTGTCAAATCGCGCCATGGCCCTTGCCGCCGGGAGCGATTTATCCGCGATAGCGGCGGCGTAATCCGTCTCCCATTGGTCAACTTGGGCTTGAGTCGGCATCGAACCCGGCCATGCGGTGATCACACCTTCCCTAGTCGAGATTCCCTGAGCATCGCTATTAGCCCACGTTAGTGCCTCTGGAATAGTCGTATTTACCATTATGCCTCTATCTCCGTGATGATGATGAACGAGGCCAACACGCCTCCGAATAGTCTACCAGATGAGACGCCGTTAAACGTAATGGTGCCCGAATTCATGCCGCCTCCGCGCACTTTAAATGTCGTGGATGAAGTGGTTCCCGCCGTCATGTAGTGAGTCATATACACAGAGTTGATTTTATTTGCAGCCGACTGTCTGTATGCCGAAGCTGACAAGGCGCTTGCTGTAGAATCCTGAAAAATAGCCGCGATCATCTGATCATCTGATGTTGTTGCCATGTGAACGCATGTGTCAATCCGCAGTAAATTCGAGGCAGAGGCTGGTGTGACCGCGAGTGTCATCCATTCATTTCCCTCTGAATTCTGAGGGATGGTGTCATCCGAAGGCATGATCGTTGACCCAGTGGCGACTGCTCCGTCATGCACCTCAACCACCTGTAGAACTTTACCTCCGCCGCTTGCGGCCTCGGTCGCCACGTTCATAACCTCGACGGTATTTGCCGCCGTTGCATAGCAGATCAGCCTGTCACCGGCAGCGGTAGTCAGATTGGCCGCACCGGGAATTTCAATGCCTGAACCGTGGGTTATGGTTAAAGCACCATCGAATTGCAACATGAAAAAGCTACCAGCCGCCACAGTCATAGCGGCAAAATTCGTCGTTCCCGTCACATCGAAATAATTGCCATCTGTGTCTATAACCAATGGGGAAGCCGAAGCTATATCACCGCCCTTGGTCATTCTCATGTTACCGGCAAAAACGGCGGCTGTCGTGCCAGTAGGGATTGTTATAACGTCAGCGTCCGCGTCATTCTTGATTGTTACGTCATTGGTGGAGCCTTGACCCGTTAGGATCAAACCCTCCGCTGCCGTGTAGCCCATAGCTGCATTATCACCGGCAGAGGTGTCGCCATCAGCGTTCACTGTAGCGGCTGTCACGTTACCCACGATATCAACGTCCGTACCGCCGGTCGCAATTGTGATTACATCCGCGTCAGCATCGTTCTTAATAGTGACATCGTTGGTGCTGCCTTGCCCTGTAAGGATTAGACCTTCGGCTGCCGTGTAACCCATCGCGGCATTGTCACCAGCGGAAGTGTCACCATCAGCCTGTACGGTAGCGGCTGTTACATCTCCTACGATATCGACATTAGTTCCCCCGGTCGCAATCGTGATAACGTCCGCATCCGCGTCATTCTTGATGGTAACGTCATTAGTGCTACCTTGGCCGGTTAGGATTAACCCTTCAGCGGAAGTGTACCCCATTGCCGCTTTGTCGCTTGCAGCGGTATCCCCCAAAGCATTGAACGTACCGCTTGCGGTAACGTCCCCAGACGCGGTTAACGTAGCAATTTGCAAGTCCGATAGCGCATCTACAACCGCCGCACCGGAACCCGCTCCGTCCATGTAAACAATTGCTGACTTTCCGTTGGCTACGGTTATATTTGCTCCGGAACCCTGCGTAAGAATCACGGAGTATGGTCCGCTAGATCCAGAATCTGTGGTGGCGTTAATCATAATAAAAAACGCTGATGTTGTATTCGGAGCCACCGTTACCGTATTGTCCGCCCCAAGGGCTCCTGTAAACTTAATTACACGATACATGCCATCTTGAAGGTTTTCCGTGCCTGATCCAGGGGAAGCTTCTCGAACAGTTAACGTATGAGTTGACCCAGAAAGACCTACAGCTTTATACGAAGCAATCCGGTCTAGAATATCTAGGTTATGGTTTGTAGTTGTTCCCCACGCTCCAGACTGTTCTCCGGAACCTATCTTCTCGATACCAAAACTCGTTGTGTATGATGATGCCATAATTTTATTCCTATGCCGCTATCTTGGTCCAATTCGGCGTCTGAGACACGTCTATAGTCGAATAACCCGGCGTCTGAGATACGTCTATAGTCGAATAGCCCGGCGTCTGAGACACGTCTATAGTTGCCCAGATGTTGGCCGTGCTCACCGATCCAGTGGCTGACACACCATCAACAGAGAACGCAAGGTTTATCTGCACTGAGCCGGTTTCGCTTGCTGCCGAAACCCCGGCCACAGAAAGTATGGAATTCGTAATTATTGACGGGGATCCAACGGAACCTGTTGAAGAAACCCCCGTAGGCGTAACCGTTACGGGTACGACAACTGAGGCGGACCCCACGGCGCTCGCCGCCGAAACCCCGGTAACGCTTACTGTTACGGGGGAAGTTACGGTTGCGGACCCTATTGCACTGGCTGCGGATACACCTGTGACATCAACCGGAACGGGGCTATTCCACGTTCCGGAGTTCCAGGTACTCCTATCCCAGCCGGTAATTAACGCCATTAGGCAATCCTGATTATCGCGTTGTTAGCATCGTTCGCCGGGTATTGGATTGTAAAATCCCCTGAACTGGACGACTTGTCTCCGCCAAAGTTAATCACCGCTACGGCGGGATCAGCGGCGTGGTTAGTGGTAGATCCAGTGCCTGCTGTGCTTAAAGTACTGTTATAAATCAAAGCCCCCCTCGCACTACTAATAGTGGACGACGAAAACGTCGTATCCGCAAAATCCAGAAAAGCCGTGGGAACAGAACTGCTATTGTCTGCCAAACCCAAGGTCACACTAGCTAACGTAGCACCGCCAGCGGAATAACCTGTCCCGCTAACTTCATTACTCGTGGTGTATCCAGTGGTGTCAGCGTCTATGGAGGCACTGTCGGTAAACATGGCAATTTTGAACGTGTCCGCTGAAATTGCACTGGATCCCGTCCGCGTATGTGGAGTCCAAAAATGGATCCCCGCAAGTATCTCTCTCTTGAAAGTTCCGCACATTGCGGAGGAACCGATAGTCATTACAGTCTCCTTATAATCTCAGCCACGTCTTCATGGCCTTGTTTCTTCATCAAAGCCCAAATAGTCGTTCTTTCACTTTGACACATACGGTTCATATAAAAGACTAGCACGTCTTTCAAACGCTGTCTGTGGGCATACGCCTGTTCCCGTATAACAGGCGGCGCATTTTCAGAAACCAGCATGATTTTGTTCAAAGCCATTTCGGCCATCTCTTCAGGGGAATGACCCCGGTTGTCAGAAGTAAAAACTACAGCATCTCCTATTTCACTGGGGATGACCGGACTTGACATCAGACAACGTCTTTCCGAAGACGGTCATACCTGTACTGATCTCGCGTTTGCTTTCCTTCTCCAAGGTTTTTGAGCCATTGGATAGATTCAAGAAAACGTTCCGTATACTGTTTCATAAGGTCGGGCTCGCCTTTAAGAAAGGTGTATGCCTCGCACAAGGAACCGTACAACAAAGCCAGTTCCGCATTGTCCCCTAGCCAAGTAGTGCCGCTAGCCGCCGTCGTTATGGAATCAGGGCGGTAGAAGTAATGAAGTTCCATCGTAAAGTTATCGTTAGGCGTCGGGGCAAGCAAGAACGTGCTTTCATCCCAGTCTCCATAGTATTTAGGAACACCGGTTGTTGCGGGGTTGGGAGTAAAGTCCTGAAGAAGAGTAACCTGTTTGTATAGAAGAAACTCTTTATCAGACGAGTTAATAACACTTAATGAGTTCTGGGACAAAAAATCCGTGGGCTTTTGCAGATATGGATTTCCGCTGGACGCCGTTCCATGAGAGGACTTGCGGAATACATCTAGCTGGCACTCTTTTAGAATGCGTTCTTCTGCGTTAATAATAAACCTTGGAAGCTGGCTTACAAAAGTTGTTTCCGTGCTTTGGACATAGTCCTGTATAGCGGTCTTTAACGTGGTAAACGTGTATGCCATATCAAAAACTCATTTCGTAAGGCTAACGGGACCGGCAGTAGCAACCGAACCACCGCCCGATACATTTCCTACTGTGGACGTTCCGCTGCTAGCGGTAAAAGTGTAAAACGCAGATTGGAAGTCAGTGCTAGCATCTCCCGCAACCACGGTAATGGAATAACCGGAAGAAGATTCCAGAACGGCTTCCGTAAAACCATCGAAAGCTTCTACCGTGCGGAATCTAACCGTATCTCCAGTAGACCTGCCGTGGCCGGGTTCCAAAACGGTAATCACCGCAGATCCGCTTGACGACGACGTGAAAGCGTTCATAGGCAACAAAACCTCCACCGCAGGTTCTGTCCGATCTGGTCTTGGATCCCGAAGAGCCTGGGGGTCAGCGGGGGTTTTTACAACCATCAACTGAGGCTGCTTGGGCTCCCACTCGTCTTTTCCTACAAGCATACCGGTCCATTCTTTCCGCATATCGCGTAAGCGATATGCAGCACCTGAACGGTCTGAAATGCCCATGGCATACTTATTTGAAGCATACCGTGCCATTACGAAGTCGCACTCAAGTAGCTGTACGAGGGAATGATGCTGAAGCTAGCCCGATCTCTGTCTTCTTCTGCCGCCCGAAGGAATTCTTCTTCGTAGATGCTTTTGAGAAGCGCCGTTCGCTCGGGAGATATCTTTAGGGACATGTAGTATGCCAAGCCCGCAGCTAGGCAGGGATAAAAACGGAACGGAACTTCTACTGTATTTAAAGAAGCGTCTGCGTCGTCTATCCGAACAAGACGATCATAAATAAGTATGTCCGTGCTGTTTTCTGGGGTGGGCCATATTTTTAAGACGGGCGTAATTTGACGGTCCACGTAGTACTGCGTAGGTCTGCCGGTGGTTGTCTTCGTGGGTATGCTTAGAAAATCATCTCTACTAACTCGGCTGATAGATATATCAGTCCCACTTCGGCGCACAACAGACGACAGGATATCTATCGTGCTTTGCACATCTGAAACACTTGGGTCTGCCGCTATCGTAGTAGTAATTCCAGACTCGTCGCTGTCAGTACTGGATACGGTTTCCCCGGCAGTAAACGTACCGTTCGGTATGCTAACAGTTATCGTAGTGGAACTCGGTTTGGTAAGCACCGTAGCCGTAGCGCCGCTGGTCTGACCTGTTATTGCGTTACCAACAACCAGATCAGTAGAAGAGCCTACCGTGGCCGTTATAGTGCCAAGGGGGTATTCTGCCAGCCCTGACACAACCGTCTGGTTAACTTGGTTTATAGTCCACCGGTTGAGGCCGCGATTAGCCCAGTCCGCAAAGAGAAAGTTTAAGGATCGACGCGCAGTAACCGCATCATACCCTGTACGAAACTCAGAGCCGCAGCGTTCAAACGCTTCTTCAACGTAGTCTGCTACACTGGGCTCGAAATCCTTAGATCCTGAAACCGCCATTGAACCAAAAACCTTTCACCTAGCCCCAAAGGGCGGTTTTTATAGCAACTCCTAAATGACCAAGGACTAACAGTCCAACCGCCCGTAAAACCCTTTGTATGCCGTCCACAGCTTTTTGCAGGTGGCACAAATCGTTACTCTTTATCGTATCAAGCTTCTGGTCTAGAAGCCTTAACTCCCCACGTATTTCCTGAATGGCTAGTTCATTCTTGTGAGAAGGATCCACCATTGTACTAGTGCTGCTTCAAGCAGTATAGGACGATGGAGTAAGTATCGCCGCTACTGTGACCTACCGTCGTAAGTTGGATATCTCCGGTGTTGCCTCCGGAAGCCGCAACGTTCGGTAGTCCACTGATGTCGCTGTAGTCTAAAGTATCCGAGTAATCCGCAGGAAGTTCGGCTGCTATAACATCCGTGGTGGCGTCCCAAAGAAGCTTTACGCCCATCCCCACGTTTGTAAACGTGATTCGTTTAATGCGGACGCCCGTGCAGGCAGTTCCGTCCTGCAAAGTTGAAAGCCCCGATACGTCTACTTTAGTCACGGCGCTTTCGCCCGTCCCATCGCTGGTGTTTGTCAAGTAGAAGACGGCTTCGCTAGGGCCATCTACTACCGTAGTTGCAGTTACTGCATCAGCCATTTGATCCTCCTTAAAAGGGAGGAGTCCCCCCCTCCCCTATTCAACTATGCAACCTGGACATACTCGATAATGAACGTAAAGGAGCCTGCTGTCGTAGCATCTACGGTGTTCGTAATGTTGCAGTAGATGGTCCGTTCTGCGGAAGTATACTGAACAGAAGCGGGAGCAGTCGTGGTGTCCTGCGTCTGAAGAACCAAAGACGTTACCGTGACATTACCCACTACAACTGTGGTCCCGGCGTCCAAAATCTCGTCTGTCTGCGCCGCAACAATCTCGGCACCGGAACTGGAAGTTCCAACCTCGTAGCCAATATCACCAGATCCAATTACGGGGGCGGTCACACAGAAAATCTTGATGTTGGTAATGATGGTGTTCGCAGGCTGCGTAAACTCGCCAATAGCTGGGCTGTCACCCGCTGTAGTGTTGACAGTAACGCCAGTAGCAAAGCCAACGTGCTTAACGAATTTGTCAGTTACAATCCCTGTTGAGGCAACATCGAAAACCGTGGTTTCTGTGCCCGTTCCGGCGGCTACGTTGATTACTTCAAAGCCGTTCTCTGAGCGGACAGGACCGTTAAAAGTCGTATTAGCCATCGTTCTTTCTCCTTACGAGAGATATGCCCTAGAGTCTTCGTAAGCGTCTGCTGGGACAGTCGCTAGGGCTATGATTCCCAGAAATAAGTTGGGGGGAGGGTTACCCCTCCCCCTAGTCTTATGCGGCTCCGGGGGAGCCGAAGATGCCGCGTGGATCCGAGAACCCGAACGCATAGCGTTCGCGAGCCTTATACCTCACGTTACCCGTGTCGAAGTCGCCTTCCATAGAAGTCCGCACGGCTGTCCGGTTGAAACCTTTCATGCCGTTTGGCGCATCTGTGATAATGAAGAACGCATCCGTGTCGGTGAGGAAGTGGTTAACGGCGTAACCTTCAGGAAGCATTCCCATGTTCCTAATGGCATTTACGTCGTTATCCGCACTACCGGGCCGAAGGGTGGACTCAAGAAGACGATCCGCAGTGAACTGAAGTTCTTTTGGAATAATCAGTTTCATGCCGCGAACAGCTACTTTGAGACCGCGCTCATCCACAAAACTAGCAATATCGATCAAAGACTGCTCTAGGCTTGTCTCGTTAAGATCTGCCGCCGTGGAAAGCTCGTTACGGAAAGTATTGCCGTTTACAAGGGGATGATCCGTAGCACAAAGCTCCTTATCATCACCGCCCGTATACGTGCTGTCGAAAGCATTGTTAAGAACCGCAGCGGCCTTAACCTGCTTTGTCTGGCTCATACTACGAGCAAGGGCCTTCGTGTACCGGCCTGCAAGCCGATCATAAAGGTTATCCTCTATGGCTTCTTCCGTGATGGAGAACGCTAACGCAATTGTCTCCATCGTATAACGAGCCGTGTACGCTTCCTGCGCGTCATCGAAAGACACCGCAGTTCCTTCGGATTTAGTGGGAGCCGATCCGAAACCGGATAGCATCACCTCCTCCTCGAATGCACGATCCGAAGCCTCCATGGTGAAGATTTCTTCGTGCTCACGGTCGTACTGGTCGTACTCCATTCCGAACAGTGCGTTCAGGCCGGGTTCCAACTCTTTAACGAGTTGTGCTCTACTAATAGCCATTCCTAAACCCTCCTATACGCCAGTGGTTGAAGGAGTACCAGCGGCAATAGCACCATTGTTGCTATTGAAGTGGTTGTTCAACCGGACAATTGCACCAATACCCGCCGCCGAGAAGTCCTCGTTCAGCGCGTCCTCTACCCAACCCATGATTCTCATCTGGAGGGCAGCGGTGGTTGCAATTGTACTTATTGCCAACCGACCAAGGGAAAGACCAGTGGAGTCTGTTCCAGTGATGGCGGTTGAGAAGTTGGCGTTAGCAAAAACTGCGGCACGAGCCGTAGCCTTGCTGGTCCATGAAGCGTCCGTTGCGATGACGTATAACTGCATCGGATCATCATTTACATACGCCTTGACCGGGTGGTTGCTGTTCGCACCAGAACCGGGCCAGTAGTTACTCCACGTAGGTTTTCCAGTGGTACTCGAAACATACTCACAACCTTGAAAGACACCCAGCAAGCCTACCGTGCCACCCGCCGCAGCGCCAGGAGCGCCGATATAACCGGTAGACAGTGGAATCACGGGTTCCCCGTGAAAAAGCTTGTCGGTATTGCCGTTCGCGATTTCGTACATCGAGTAGTTGGACATACCTGTGGAGTTGGCCGCACCGCCTTGTTTACTCAGGGGGCGCAGACCAAAGCTTCCATTGGTATTAGCCATTTTTTTGCTCCTTAAAGCAAAGGGGGTAAAACAATAAGTCCTATGTTTTAGGACCTCCGAATGTAACACGCGACTGGCGTTCAGGTTTCTGAATCGCCATCGAATGATGCTGGGTCTCTTTCATAAGATCGTTGTCTACAGCCTGCATCGCATCATCACTCATTTGATTGAAATACGAATTACGCTCTTCGACAATCTCCAATGGAATACGAGCCAGCAACAAGCCGCCCACGCCAAATACTCCTTCGTATTTGCCAGTCTCCAATGTAGGTGCTTCAAAATCCGGATACTCTTCTTTCCGTACCAACTCCCACCCTTCTCTCAGACGGGCAGATATGTTTTTACGGTCATCAAAGCCTCGAACTTCGGAGCGAATCCACCGGTGGACATAGCCTTCTGGCGGGTCGGGTGCATCCAATAAGGATGGGGGTCTCCAAGGTTGCCTGCGGGGTTTGGCCGCTCGGGTCTTAGAGGCGCGAGGAGCCCGATCAATTTCTTCTTCAGACATCACATTCTCCTAGCGTTTGTGTTTCGCGTACTGATCCAGAGGAACCCCAAGCTTTTTTGCAATAGCAACTTCACTTGAAGATAGTCTGACTGTTTTGCGCCCGGAAGATCCAGAGCGAGTGGCAGAAGCTACGGACTGTTGTGGTCGGCGGCTAGCTGTAGTCGAAGAGTTCCCATTAAATTTATGCGGGAACGCTTCTCGCATTCTTGCGTCTACCTCATCGTAATACTCTGTAGAGTCTGTGTCAAAGCCTTCTTCCTCTACAAGTTTCTTGTGGATTCCAAAGGCTGCGAAGGTCATGGCTTCGTCTTCGCCGAACCAGTCATTCCGGTTAGCCCACGCAACGGCTTCCGGGTCAGGTCTTGAGGGGGCTTGAATAGGCTGCTGGTACTGCGGCGCAACTTGACCCTGCTGAACTTGCTGGGCTTGTTGCTGCTTTGCTGTTCGTACTCGCTCTTCTTCAATAGCTAACTGTGCCATCTTCTGGTTAAGCTCTACTTGAGAAGCGGTGTCGCTAGTCGCTATAGCAGTTTCTAGATCCTTGGCCAGAGCTTCTGCTTGCGTGGCAACCCGGTCCCCGTATTCCGCGACATAACCCTCGTCTAGGCTTTGTACACGGTCTTTAAGCTGATTGTTCTCAGCTTGAATATTTCTTGCATACGCAATAGCCGCTTCTTGCTGACGTTCTGCCTCACGAGCTTTTTTAGTAAGCTTGTCTATGCGCTTCTTGACATTCTTACTGTAGTTCTCGTGTTCCTCAGAAGATTCTTCCCGTTCCCCTGGTTCTTCCGTTTCAAGGGGAGCGTCTATTTCAACGTCAACCTGACTTCCTGAGTTCGGTATATCAACGACCAAGTCGTCTTCGTTAGTTTCTGGCATGGTAACCCTCCATGTTAAAAGTGCAGGATATCATCCGGATCCTGTATAACGGCTATGACCTCATCGTCATTCAAAACGCGAACTTCGCCGCCGTCTATCTTAAAACGAGCGCCCGCATACCTACCAAAAATAATCCAGTCACCTTCTCGGCACCAAGCGCCACTGGGGAACTTACTCTTATCATCATAAGCAAGAGGACCGCTTTTAAGTACGTAACCACATACCGTAGCCACGGATTCCCGATCCACAACAGAATCTGGAAGAAGAATGCCGCCTTCTGTGCGGCCTTTCCCGGCATACGGGAGAATGAGTAGACGCCAGCCAGTGGGTTCCGGCAAACGGTCCAGAGTTTCTTCGGGGATCTTGGAGGGATCAAGAATCCGTTCTTCAGGTCTTACGTAAGCTTCTTTGATAGACACGAGGTTGTCAGCTTGAGACTTTTCAGACATTATTCCGCCTTTTCTAAGATTTCTCTCAACTCCTGTCCTATATAGTCTAAAGACTCCACGTTGCCAACAAGTTGTTTGTAATCTTCGAAATCTTTTGCCGAACCACTAACCATGCGTTCACATATCCGCGAACGACGCTCTTCTATAGTTTTGAGAAGATGCTCTGCGAGGCTTATTCCGTCCATAAAATATCCTTATTACAGTGCCAGCAGTTCACTGCTGTTCTCCCTTATCAGGCTTGGCAGAAGCTGGCCATCGTCCCCTGTAGAAACCCGCCACCTTCTTTGGGGAGGTAAACATCTACAGTGCTTTGGCAATTAGGGCAGTGTAAATTAGTAACCATCGCGCAGTTTTCATCTTCTTCGCTGATATCATGGTCACCGCCCCAGATCAATTCCGTATCACAGTGCCAGCAGTTCACTGCTGTTCTCCCTTCTCAGGTTTGGCTGATGCTGGCCATCGTCCGAACAATCGCACCCTTTCGAGACATTACTTGTCAACTTTTTCGGTTGCCTTGGGTTTCGGTGCTACGGCCTTCTCATAATACACAATTATCTGTTTCTGCTGCTCAATAAATCGTTTTATCTCGGCCATGTTCAGCGCCAGCGTCTCGTAGTCCCTTACACTGATCGCATAAAACAGGAAATCACCGTTCTGCTTCACGAAGCGTTGCTTAAACGCGGCGAGCGTGTCCTCAGTCACAACATAAAAATGTAGGTTGCTCAAGGCCATTGGGCGTGGGCGATTCTGCGCCGGTATCTTGCGCTCGACCTCCACCGTCCTGACCTCCAGCGGCATTAGCTTCTTGAAGCTGGTACAGCCGCTATTTAGCAGGGGCAGGAGGAGGAGGAACAGCACCGGATATCTTCTCCAGCGATCTGAATAACTTCTTCGTGCCATTATTTATCTTCTTCTCCACCAATCCGGGCTTCCGAAGGCTGAGTTTCGCCAGATTATGCTTGCGTAGCTTGCCAATCAAAACGTCTTTGTAGACATTTGCCTTGTCGAGCCTAGATTGTAGGTCTTTGTTAAGCTTGTCGAATTTCTCACGGTCTTCGGCCATGGCATTTATCGTGTCGTCCTGCACCTTCTTTGCCAATTCCAGCTTGGCCGAATTTTCGGTTAGGATGCGGATGCGTTCTTGGCTGTCTTTATAGTAAAAGTAAGCGCCATAAACAGAACCTCCAACTAACCCAAGAACAATAACCAGGAGGTAAATTTTCAGCACTTATAAGACGCCTTTTTCCTTTAGGATGAATGCGACCACTGCTGCCGCTATCGCAGCAAATACCAGCGCGGGTTGGCCAATTATAACACCGATCCCTATCACAGCAACGCCAGCGGCGGCCCAGGATGATGGTTCCATCATTCTCGTTAGTATCCATTTCATCTTTCTTCTCCTTGATGGTGGTGGTAATAATGTCGGTCGTTGAGTTACCAGCCGAGTGCGACCACGATGTCGAATATCGCGATATCTTGTCATTTCCGCAACGAAATTATGATCAGGACTACAACTAAGCCGATGATCAGAAGCTCGCCCACGGTAAACGAAAGCATCATTTCCCCTTAGCCATGTAAGCGGTCATGCCCATGTAAGCACCGATGACACCGGCTTGGCCTATATAGAACAGCCCAAATAGATCAGATAACGCTTTGATCCTCGCGTCTGGGAAAATAGG